CCCGAATGGATCGGAACACCTACAAGCGACTACCGTCGCTTGTAAAGAGCCATCCTACGGAGCAAGGCTCCCGTACCACCCGAAAGGGTGCTGCGGGAGCCCGGCATCGCGGAGGCGTTGCGCCTTCGACCCAGCAGGTTTGGACCTCCTGCTGGGCTGGTTTGGTCCATGCTGGCTGGTCTTCTCTGAAGGTGGCGTGGCATTTGCACAGTTGGTTTACCCGAACGGTCTGTAAAGGACCGGAATGGCAATGTCGGGAAATCAAAGCGCTCTGCCACGAAATCCGTTCCTCGTCTCTCAATAGTCCGTTTCAGGGCACTCCCCCGCGAATTGACCGTCGCGTGCGAGAGTGTTTCGTGAAGCTTGCGAGACGGAACTCGAGGGATGGATTTGCATTCTCTCGGTGCTCGCGAGGCTTGCCGGTTCCGAATAAATCGGTAATCGACAAGGAGCTCGCTAGCCACCGAGAGATGCTCACCTCCAGAGGGACCACATCGGACGAGGTGCTGGAAAGTATTCGCTCCTTCGTCGCGGAAAAGATCCGTCCGCGAGTTAGAAAGAGGAAGTTCCCAGCATCTCTGCCTAGCAGCTCGAGCGCCTGCTTTGAATGTCCTGCATCCAAAGGAGGCGTTGACGGCTTCCTTCATCGCGTCGGGTTGGCGACAAAGGGGTTCGCTTTTGCAGGAATGTGGGATCCGGAATTCGGTGACGAATTTCCGCCCCTTTCTCGCAAAGAGCTTGCCCCTTTCGCGCAAGACTCCCTCGGTTCTTTCTGTTGTAAACTGATAGACAGAATAGACGAGGAATTCGCCAACCCCGGCGCCGAAGGGATGTGTGCAGGCATACGTGCGTTTGGCGTTCTTGGCCTTAGAGCTCACCGAGCCCGTAATGGACTCGGACCGAGAACGAGAGCCAGCGCTATCGCGTCTCGCGGGATGAAAGTGCGTGTTGTGGGCGTTCCCGACGCCCTCACTTTCGTCGAGGGAGACTGGATTCGCCGGTCGTTGTATCTCCTTCCTGGAGAGCATTGGCCGGCCCAGCGTATGCCTGCACACCTCGCACGTCCGTCTGGTGAAGAAGGGACCTTCTATAGCTTGGACTTGTCCAAGGCTACAGACGGTCTTCACCACGACGCCGTGCGAGCCGTCATCCAAGGCTTGGAGAGAGCGGGATCGCTCCGTCGAGACGGAGAAGTCGATCTCGCTCTCTCCTCCCTTGGTCTCGAGCCCCAAGCAGAATGGCACTATCCTGATAGTACCGTTCTTGCTCAGCGAGGCAGTCCGATGGGCACTCCCCTTTCCTTTGTCGTTCTCTCCATGATCAATGCTTGGTCTTGCCAGGCATTCGATCATGTCGTCGTCCACGGTGACGACGCTGTAGGATTTGCAAAGCCCGTCTACGCGTTTGCCCGGCAATTGGTCATTCCGGCTTCGAACGCGTTGGACGAGTACAGTGTCGCCATCCACTCCGTGGGCGGCGAAGTCAACCGTAGCAAGACTTTCGTATCTCAGTCGTCCTGGACTGCATGCGAAACTCTTGCTCGGAAGACTAAGAACGGCAAAGAGAAGAACGGTTGGGACTTCTTCATCCCTCCTCCTGTTCCCTCGCCTGGTTTGTCGGCCCCAGTGGCGGCCGAATCTCGAACCGGGCGCGAGTATATAAAGAGGCAGGAGAGAGTGATGAAGACCCTCTTCCCGTGGGTCGTCAAAGATGCTCGTCTTCACCTTCCGGTGGAGATTGGAGGTCTCGGCTACACGGGGAGAGGGCTTCGAGTGTCTAAATCCTTCCGAGCTCGTCTCGGCTCCTTGGTTTCTAGAGGAGCTGACTGGCTTTTGGCTAAGGATCTTTGCTCGAAGAGTCCCTTCCGCGGGGAGGGCCTCTACCCCCGCCCCTTGGTCCCAGAGCCCCGTGACGGACGGGCAGGCTATCGTTCCGTGGAAAAGCAATTTCCCACTGTTGACGAGATGCTTGTCCCGAAGGATCAGGGTTTCTGGGTCCCCGCCTCTGACCTCGTGGCTCACAGACAGGCACTCGTTTATAACGAATACCGTTTCCTCTGTGGCTACGACGACAAGAGACGGCGGGACGGGGGTAGACCAACATGGACCAAACGATCTGCGGTGTTTAAGGCATTGAAGCGAGGGACTAAACTTGCCCGACCTTTGTCGGTTCGGAATGGTGTCTCGTCTCTCAATGCCTTTGCGGTCAAAGTTAAGCAAATGACCGTCACCGTAGATCAAGGCGTAGCGTCTCAAATTCTGAGTAGAACTCGAGATCCGGTGGCCGAGCTTGAGCTCGGGCTCCGGAATGCATGCGTATACGGTGGACTTTCCATCCACACGTAGCG